TAAAGACGGCGCTACAGCTATTGCAGCTTTAGGTCAAGACATAGATACAGCCTTTGTCGATTTCAAAGGTGGCACAACAGGTCAGGTATTAAAAAAGACTTCTGGTACTGATTTAGACGTTGAATGGGGTACAGCTTCATCAGGTCTAACCTTAATAAATACAACTAGTTTTAGTGCAGTAGCCAGTCAATCAGCACCAGCAAATACTTTTAGTGCAACTTATGAAAATTATTTATTGTTATTAAATTTAACCACCAATAGTGCTAATGACGGATTAGTAAGATTAAGATTACGTAGTGGTTCAACTGATGCAACAGCAGCATATTATTTTGGTCGTGTTGGTTTAACAACTGGTGGTTCTACAAAAAATCTTGCTGGAGATAATTTAGCATTTTTTGATTTGTTACAACAAGACAGCGCAGTTGTTGGATATTCTCACGTTGCTGTTCAAATTTTTAGTCCTTTTTTAAGTCAAAAAACTAAAATAAGTTATACTGGAACTGCAACAGATGATGCAGGTAGCGTATTTGGTATGGCAGGTGGTGGAGTTTTAGATAACACAACTTCATACGATTCTTTTACGATATTAAATCAAAATGGAACTAGCACAGGAAAGATGTCTGTTTATGGCTACAACTTCTAAAAAAATTGAACCAATTTTTATTGGTATTGGTGAAGAACGAATTGAATTACAAGGTGCTGAACTTGAAGCATTTTTAGAGCAACGCGCTAAAGACCAAGAACAAACAGCACTACTCGAAGCCGAGTATAAAGCGAAACGTGATGCAAGAGAATCTGCAATTACAAAACTTGGTGAAATAGCAGGACTCACAAAAGAAGAACTAGATGCAATCCTTTAACCACAAACAATTTTCTTTAGCTGCAATTGCTTTCTTAGCAGCTTGGCAAGCAACAGACTTTGCCCTTGATTACAGAGCTGTATTAGGTGCTGTTGTAGCTGCTTCTATGGGAGCTATGAACCCTAATGCCAAAACCAAGATTAAGTAAAGCAGCTGAGCAATTACGCTCCGAAATAAACGCCAAGTATCCTAAGCGAGATAAACGATCAGACGGCTGGATAGGCGACACAGCACACAACGCACGTAAGTCAGACCATAACCCAGATAAGAATGGGTGGGTTCGTGCTATAGATATTGACTCAGACCTTGTTAAAGGCTCATCTAAAGAATCGTGGCTATTAGCCGAGAATATAAAGATGATAGCACTCAAGGGCGACAAAAGACTTAGTTACATTATTCACCAGCACCGTATAGCCTCACCACGTCAAAATTGGGCTTGGCGTGTCTACAAAGGGTCTAACCCTCACGTGTCACATATGCATATATCCTTTACTAAGGCAGGCGACCTTAACGGAAAGGCATTTGGAATATGAGCAAACCTAAAGCAAAAAAACAAACAATAGAACTACCTGATGTTATGGCTAGTGAACTTGTAAGAATAGTTAACACAGCTCACGAAGACGGCAAACTAATTACAGGCTTTGTTGCTTGCTTAGAACTGTTTGACGGCAAGAAGAAAACTATAAAAATTGTTGCTAACCAAGATATGCCACAGCACTCAGCATTTGGAATTATTAACTATGCAGCTGAGAAATATCAGTTCACAATGTCACCTGAAGAAGATGATGAAGACTTTTACGATCCGGAGTGGTTTGACGGACAATGATAAATGAACTAATCGGGATAATTGGTTTACTGTTAACGCTTCTTGTTTTTGTCATAAAAGTAACAATTGAAATAACTAAAATGAAAACACAACTGTTTCCTAATGGTGGTACATCATTAAACGATAAAGTGACACGCCTACAGATTGAGGTCACTAAAATTCGTAGTACTATAGATAGTATTAACACACAGTTAGGTAAGCCTAAACGAAAGAGGTAACGTATTAAGCGTTACGTAATTATCTCAGATTTGCAATATCCTTTTATTAAGAAGTCTTACGTTGAAAGCCTTTTAGATTACATAGCCTACGTTAAACCAGATAAGTTACTTTGTGTTGGTGATGAACTTGATTGTCAAACAATATCAACTTATGCACGTGGAACAGCCCTAGAGTTTGAAGGTTCGTTACAAAGGAATATAATAGGTTTGAAGGGCTTGCTCAAAGAATTCCGTAGTGCTATTGGACGCAGTAAGCCTTTCCAAATTCAGCGAAGCAATCACACAATACGAATTGAAAAGTACATAAGTCGTCACGCACCGGCGTTTAGTGTTATTGACGCTATTAAGATAGAAAACTTACTTGGTTACAACGATAAAGATATTAAAGTTACTTACAACAGATCATTAACGGAAGTTGCTAAAGGCGTAATTATGGGTCACGGCGACGAAGGCAGGCTTTACAATCACGCAGGACAAACAGCTCTTGGACTAGCTACAAGAACAGGTAAGAATGTTGTTTGTGGTCACACACATAGACAGGGCATTAGCTCTGCAAGTCACGGCTTTGCTGGGAATCTTTTAACACTTTGGGGTATGGAAGTTGGACACTTGTGCGACCTTAATAGTTCTGGTATGCGTTATATGAAAGAAGGGCACGCTAATTGGCAGGCAGGTTTTGGAATCTTGTACGAGCAAGACGGCATAGTTAAACCTGAGCTAGTGCCTTTTAATAAAGACGGCTCATTTATAGCCGAAGGCGAACTCTGGCGATAACGCCGTTATCAAATTGTTATAATTCAATGCCGTGTTTTGACATAGGTAAGCCTTAACCTTTCTTTAACGAAAGGGGCATTATGGATAAAGTCTGGTATCCAATATCAGAACTATTAACCGACGCATATCACAAAATGTTTTTCTATCACAAAACCCAATGCACTTTTAGGGAATGTGACTGCGAAAACAAGCTGCAACAATTGCAAGAATTTCACGGCATATTTATAGGAGTTAACTAAATGGATTATTTAAAGAACTACATAGAAGTTAAAGATCGTATACAAATGTTTTACGACAAATTTCCAGAGGGCACTTTGCACTTTCAATACAAGGGTGTACTGGAATTTAACGGCGAAACCTTTATTTATGGTGAAGCTTTTGCTTACCCTGAACGCGACAAAATGGCTTATGCAAGTGGCTGGGCTTGGGAGCGCGTGCCTGCTAGAGGCTTTGCTAAAGGGGCTGAAATGATGACCTTAGAAACCTCAGCTTGGGGTCGTGCTATTGCAGCTCTTGGTATTGCTGTTACAAAAGGTATTGCTTCTAGAGAGGAAGTACAACGTAACGTGAACCCAGAAAACGACCCTTGGCAGACCCCACCAGATACCGATTTAAGCCAAAATAAAGGCAAAATTAGCCCCGAAACCCCTGCGCCTATATCAGGACAAGGACAAGGCTTAGAAATGGGCTATTTTGGGTCTTATAGAGTTGCTACAGAAAAGCAAGTAAACTTCTTGCATAGTCTTTGTAAACGTATCTATACTGACTGGGACAAAGAGAAACTACTGAAATATCTGCAATTCCTAAGTAAGGAACAGGAGTTTTCTAAGCTAGAATTCGCACCATACACAATCGTTAAAAACCAATTAGATAATCAACAACAATTGGCAGATAACCTTAGTGCTTGGTTAAACGCTTCTAGACTTCCGTCAAGCCACGAACAGGCTGAAACGGCAGCTGCAGATTGGAAGACAGACCAATTTTAGAGATACTTTTAATGAACCCATATTTTGATGACGTTGAGCTACTCCCAAGCGATTACCGGAAAATAGCCGTTTGTGAGTCGTCATTGAATCCACAAGCTGTAAATCGAACAGGCAAGTATAGGGGCTTGTTTCAATTTGATAACAGATCGTGGGAATGGGTTGGTGGGTCTGGCGACCCAGCACGGGCTTCTGTGCGTGAACAATATAAACGCGCACAGATGCTTGTATCAAAGCAAGGATTTAGTAGAGCATTCCCACAATGTTCAAAGATTATGGGGGTTAAATAATGGAAACAATTATTGTATTCGTAGGTGTGTTTCTGGTGTTATTAGCGTTGTATATGCGACAATAAGACATAAGAAAGGGGGGCAAATGAAACCACAAGACGTATACCGTCTAGAGCAAGTCTTACGACTTTCCATTTCACAAGACTTACTCAACAAATCATCAAACTTTCACAATCAAGACGATATGGAAGAAGCAAGAAAGATAGTAGAAAAAAAACACTAAGTCAAGACAGGGGCAACAAATGGAACAAAGATACATAGACGCATTACTGTTTGCAGGCGTAATACTAGCTGTGTTTGGTTTGGCTAACTTGTGGGAAGTGGTGAAAAACTATGTTAAATTTAATAAATAGATGTGTTAGCTGTGGTGGCTGGTGCTATAACGCTAGTTTCTGCAAATGGTGTATGCAAAGGATTAAATAATGCAAGAACTAATAATAGGTATGTTTGCTGGTGCGTTTATCAGCATAGCCTCACTAGCTATAGCGATTAAGTTATATCTTAAATAATGGCTACATATATTTGGTGTAAAGGCTGTCATAAGATGATTGCTAAAGAACTAATACACGAGTGCGACAATGAGTAACGTCATATATTTGCACTATCACTACGATTACGATAACAGTATAGAAGTGCCTTGCCGTGACGCTAAATGTTACCAGAAAATGCTTGATGATAAAAAGAAGCTAGAAGAATACCAAGATAAAATAGATCGTGATTTAGCACGTAAAGAAAACTTAATGATAATAAATGACTGGATACAAGACCCAAGGATAGACAACTACAACGATTACTGATATAAGTTACATACTTGGTAGCTAGTGCCAAGTCTAAACCTAAAGTCTAGGGTTGGTTGATAGCCAATTTAATCGCCGTTAGAGGGCGTTACTTACCTATGCCTAATCTGCATAGCGTG